GAACGCATGCGCCTCGACTCCTCCGGCAACCTCGGCTTGGGGGTGACGCCGAGTGCGTGGAGTACAACGGGAAACCTACAACTTAAATCAGGAAGCAATATTTCGGCAGGCACAGGTATTGGTTTGTATTCAAACGGATATTTCAATGCCGGATGGAAATACATTGATTCCACGTATGCCACTGGATACGGGCAAAGCGGAGGCTCTCATCTTTGGTATATCGCAGCCTCCGGCACCGCAGGCAACACCATCACGTTCACGCAGGCGATGACGCTGGATGCGAGTGGGAATTTGTTGGTGGGGACGACGGCTCAACCCAGTGCAAGTGTGTACGGGTCTGCTTTTATTGCAGCAACGGAATCGCGCAGAGTCTTAATGATGTCTGGTGATTCAACCGCAACATCAAATCGAATTGAGTTTTTTAATCCCAACGGTTCGGTAGGCAAAATCGACGTTAGTGGATCAAGTACCACTTACGCAACTAGCTCTGATTATCGTTTGAAAAAAGATGTGCAACCGATGACCGGCGCGCTTGCCAAAGTTGCTGCTCTCAAACCTGTGACCTACAAGTGGAAAGTTGACGACTCGGCCGGTGAGGGCTTTATTGCTCACGAGCTTGCAGAGGTTGTGCCACAGTGTGTTACTGGTGAAAAAGACGCTATCAACGAAGATGGCTCTATCAAGCCTCAAGCCATCGACACCAGTTTCTTGGTGGCAACCTTGACCGCAGCAATCCAAGAACTCAAAGCCGAGGTTGACAGCCTCAAAGCCCAACTCAAAGGAGCCTAATCCATGACCACGATCACCTGGAGCATCTCTCAACTCGACCGCCGCACCTCTGACGGCTTTGTCACCATGGTTTAAATTTATGGTCGCAAGATTAACAACAGAACAATTTGTTGCCAAGGCCAATAAGGTCCATGGCGGCAGGTTCACTTATGACAATGCGGTTTATGAAACCAAAAAGTCAAGAGTTGTTGTGACTTGTCCAATTCATGGCGATTACACTGTAACTGCTTCTGTCCATCTTCTTGGTTTTAAATGCAAAAAATGTGCTAATGAAGAAAAAAAAGGGCGACAAAAAACAATATCATCGACTTTACAGTTTGCTCGACTAATCGCTAAAGCAAATTCTGAAATGTATTTTGATGGAGCGGTTTGTAAAAATTGCAGCAACAAAAAAAGATATGTATGCAACAACTCTTGTGCATTTTGTTCTATTAAATCAAGGCAAAAATCAAACGCCAAGAACAACGGCGTTCGTCACCGCAGAATAAATCAAGCAAATATTTACCGATCTGATGCTGATGTGCAAAAACGGATACAAGCTATATACGCTTGTGTTCAAAATATGAGCAAGACGTTTGATGCCGAACTTCACGTTGATCATATTGTTCCGCTTCGGGCAAAAAATGCTTGCGGCTTGCATGTGCCTTGGAATTTGATGGTAACAACAGCAAAATACAATTTAAGCAAACAAGACAAAATTGATGATATGCCTTTGGTTGAAAACAAAGAAGCAGTAATAATTCACCGATCTGCATTACCTTGGAACTTAAGAAAGGAATCTCAAAATGACCATTGCTTATAACTGGAAAATTACGAATACTGACCGTAATCTTCCATCGGGATATGTTTTTTGCGCTCACTGGACTTGCACTGCCGTCGCTGGCGATCACAGCGCCAGCGTTTACGCCACCTGCTCTTGGTCCGAAGGCCAGCCCACCGTGCCCTACGCCAACCTGACCGAGCAGCAGGTGCTGGCATGGGTTTGGGAGAGCGTGGATAAGGCTGCAACTGAGGCGGCCCTTGAGCAGAAGATTTCTGAGCAGAAGAATCCGGTCAGCGCCAGCGGCACTCCGTGGGGTCAGGCATGAATTTGAATCTGACGAAAGAAGAGATCCAGTACATCCTGAGCGTTCTGGGTGAGCTTCCCACGAAATCCGGGGCTTGGCCTTTGGTTTTGAAGATCAAGGAACAAGCCGAAAAGCAAACCACCGGCCCATAACGGTGAATAAAGGACATCTGCAAGCAGATTTTCAACAAGCTTGATCATAAGGTTGACAAATGAGTGATGAAGACCTGTCACTGTTCAAAGCCAAGGCCCAGGCTGAACTAAACCGCCTAGAGGCCGATAGCACCGCTAAAGAAGTGGCGGGTAAAGCCATCGGAAAGCATGGTCTGGCTTATATCACTGCCATCGTGGTTGTGGGCGTAGGGGCTAGCTTGATGCTGGATGAATCAAAGATTGCTGCTGTGATTGGGCTGGTGTCTGCCGCCCTGACGGCGCTTATTTCTATGCTCAACGGCATTGCTGGAGCAAACCCCAAACAGGAGCGCCCAGAGTTTGAGGTTATGAAGCAGTTGATTGACAAGCTTGACCGCCTTGATCGGCAAGAGCAGCCCATGCGGGTTGATGTCGAGGGCAGCAAAGTGACCGTCCGCAAGGGCGATGATGTGATTACAACTGGGAGTAAATGATGCTATCTTTGATTTCTACCCTTGGCGGTCTGCTGATCAGCGGCCTGCCCAAACTACTGGAGTTCTTCCAGAACAAAGCTGACCAGAAGCACGAGTTGGCTCTGGCCCGGATGCAGAACGAGCGTGAATTGGCTCTGGCGGCTCAAGGTTTTGCAGCGCAGCAAAAGATCGAGGAGATCCGCACCGATCAGGTGATGATGCAGACTGAGGCCCAGATGACTGCGGCTGCGCTCAAGCATGACGAGCAAGTTCTGGAGAAAGCCAGCCAGTGGGTTGCCAACTATGTCGGTACTGTGCGGCCTACAGTTACTTACATCTTTGTGCTAGAGCTAGTTTTGATCAATGCTTTCATGGCAATCTACTTGTGGAACCACCCGGAGTTGATTAAGAGCATCGATGACATTGTCAAGTACTCTGACTTGATCTTCTCAAGCGATGAGATGGCCATGCTCGGGGGGATACTGGGCTTCTGGTTTGGTTCTAGAACTTGGAACAAAAAGTGAAACTGAGCAAAGTTGGTGCTGATCTGATGCATAAGTACGAGGGGTACAGGAACCGCCCGTACTTGTGCCCAGCGCACATCTGGACTATTGGTTACGGCCATGTGCTGTATCAGGAGCAGATTCGTTTGCCGATGGTTCGACCGCCGGGGAAGACCAAGGCTGACATTCCTCAGATCCGCAGTGAAATGGCTTTGAAGCTGGAGGATTTCCGTGTCTGGTCAAAGCAGGAAATTGATGATCTCTTCTCGGACGATGTCGCGTCTTTTGAACGTGGTGTTCTTCGACTTATTCCCGGCAGTGCTGGCAGTCAAGGCCGCTTTGACGCTCTGGTCAGTTTTGCATTTAACGTAGGGCTGGGTAATCTGCAACGCTCTACCATCAGGATTAAGGCTAATCGGCAGGAGTGGGAAGAAGCTGCAGATGCCTTCTTGCTTTGGAACAAGGCAGGAAGTAAAGTATTGCCTGGGCTGGATCGTCGTCGAAAAGATGAACGTGCCCTGTTTTTGTCATAGGACGGGCCATGCCACTTAAAAAACTCACTCTTCGCCCAGGTGTAAATCGAGAAAACACCCGATACACCAGTGAGAATGGCTGGTATGAAGGCGACAAGATTCGTTTTCGCCAAGGCACTCCTGAAAAAATTGGTGGCTGGACAAGGATATCGCTCACCTTTTTCAAAGGTGTTTGCCGTTCGCTTTGGGCATGGATCTACGGTGTTGCTACATATATTGGAGTTGGTACCCACTTAAAGTTCTACGTTGAACTAGGCGGGCAGTACAACGACATCACTCCAATTCGGGCTACGCAGACACTGACAAACCCGTTTACTTGGCTGACATCGACGACTTTTCAGGTGACTGACGCATCGGGCGGCTACATTGCAAATGACTTTGTTGCGTTTAGCGGGGCCACGGCCACGGGCGGTATCACTTTAAACGGTGAATATCAAATTGTTAGCGTTTCTAGCACAACGTATGTTGTGTCTACAGCGCAAGAAGTTACGCTTACAACCAACTATCAGACATTTACAGGCGTATCGTCTCTGGCTAACGGTGTAGCAGTTACGCTTTCTACGTCAGGGCCAAACAGTGTTTTGCCGGGTGGATTTAGCGCAAGCACAACCTACTATGTTGTAAACACATCATCTAATACATTTCAGCTTGCACTGGCTCCTGCTGGCTCTCCTATTACTGCTACTTCATTGCAAAGCGGTATTTTAATTGCCACCCCGCAATTTACCGGATCATTTTCTGGTGTTGGCGGAACAGTAACGGCCGTTTATCAAATTAATACTGGATATGAAATTCAGGTTGTTTCAGGTGGCTGGGGTGGTGGCGGTTGGGGACTGGGTCCGTGGGGAACCGGCACATCAAATTTGTCCACAATTAGACTATGGTCGCAATATAACTATGGCAATGATCTTGTGTTTGGCTATGTTGGGGGACCGATTTATTACTGGGATGCTGCATCAGGCGTTGGTGTTAGAGGAGAGTTGTTAAATGCCCAGGGTGGAACTATTACAGTTTCGGCTACCGGGACTCCTTCAGCATTCACATTACAGAACTCTTTTGTAAATGGTACTGGTATCAAAGTAAATGTTACTACCGGGGGGTCTTTGCCAACCGGGCTGTCTGCTTCTACGCAGTATTACATCCAGAACGTCTCTGGTTTTACATGCAACTTGTCTACGGATCGAGGCGGTGCATCATTGGTTTCTGTAACAACTACTGGAAGCGGTCTTTATATCTCTGAGCTGACAGATGTACCGACAGTTCAAAATTGGATTTTGATCTCAGATGCCTACAAGTTCTTGTTTGCGTTTGGTGCAAATGACTACGATTCTGTAGCGCAGAATCCAATGCTGATCCGGTGGACATCCCAAGAGTCACTGATTAATTGGTATCCTTCAGCAACGAATCAGGCAGGTAGCTTAACTCTGTCTCATGGCTCCAAAATCGTAACTGCCATTCAAGCTAGGCAGGAGATCTTGGTCTGGACTGATTCATCTTTGTATTCTTTGCAGTATCTTCAGCCGCCTATAGTTTGGGGATCTCAGTTGCTGGGTGACAATTTATCTATTGTTGGCCCTAATGCGGCTACATACGCCAGCGGTAAAGCGTTCTGGATGGGTGTGGACAAGTTCTATGTCTATGACGGGCGGACTCAAACATTGCCGTGTGATTTGCGGCAGTTTGTCTTTACTGATTCTGATACAAAGCTAAACCAAGATCAAAAACAACAGGTGTTCTGCAGCACCAATGAGGGCTTTAATGAAGTCTGGTGGTTCTATCCTTCTGAGGGATCAACAGTTGTTGACACTTATGTTGTTTATAACTATGTAGAAAACATCTGGTACTATGGATTCTTGGGTCGTACTGCTTGGCTGGATAGCGGTTTGTTGTCAACTCCTATTGCCGCCACTTACAACAACAATCTGGTTAACCACGAAGTTGGTGTAAACGACAACACTTTGGGTGTGGCCCAGCCAATTGAGTCTTACATTTCGTCGGCAGAATTTGATATTGACGACGGATACAAGGTTGGGTTTATCTGGCGGGTATTGCCAGATATAACTTTCCGTGGATCGACAGCCAGCAGTCCATCCGTTACGATGACGTTAAGACCAATGCAGAACTCTGGATCTGGTTATAACGTCCCAGAATCTGTTGGTGGTATTAACAATGCGGCAGTGACACGCAGTGCCGTTTTGCCTATTGAAGAGTTTACGGGCCAGATCAACACTAGGGTTCGTGGGCGTCAGATAGTCATGGAGGTACGTTCAACCGATCTTGATGTCCAGTGGCAACTTGGCTCTCCCCGACTCGACATTAGGACTGATGGACGCAGATGACCATCCAATCTGAAACACCATGTTCGTAACATCAGAATATTCAATAAATCGGATTGCAGCGCCTAGCCTGCCGACGCCGCCGCCGCAGTACTCGCCTACATACGGTGAGCAGTTAAACAATGTCCTACGTCTGTACTTCAACAGACTGGACAGCATCTTGGGGCAACTTGTGACCAACGAAACTATTGGATCGCAGGAAGATCCGTTCTATGTAGCTATCAACGGGACTAACACGGATGCATTTGGCAGGCTCCGCGTTAGCCAGCCATACACCCTGTTTGATAGCCAAAACCGTTATGCCATAGATTCACAGTTTGATACCGCAACCACAGGTACTGGCACAACAACGTACTTGCCAAATGAAGCTGCTGTCAAGATGGAAGTGACCGGCGCTGGCGTTGGCTCTGTTGTCAGGCAAACCTACAGATCGTTCCCTTACCAGCCTGGGAAAGGGCTGCTTGTTCTTGCCACGTTCGTTATGGACTCAAGTAGCAGCAGCAACTTGACACAGCGAGTTGGATACTTCAACACCCAAAACGGTGTTTTCTTTAAAAGGGCTGGCGGGGTAAGTTCTTTTGTTCTGCGGTCTTATATTTCGGGAGCAGCAAGTGATGCCCGAGAAGTTACGCAGGCAAACTGGAATGGCGATAAGTTGAATGGCTCAGGGCCGTCAGGGTATACGCTAGATCCAAGTAAAGCTCAAATTTTGTGGATGGACTTTGAGTGGCTGGGTGTGGGATCTGTGCGCTGTGGGTTCATCATCAACGGTGAGTACATCGTCTGCCACACGTTTCAGAATGCCAACGAGATTACTGGTGTGTACATGACGACTGCCATCCTGCCGGTTCGGTATGAGATCTCGTCTACCACGGCAGCTGTTGCGGCTTCGATGAAGCAGATCTGCTCCTCTGTTGTGTCGGAGGGTGGTTATGAGCAGTATTCGTACGGGCATATAGCCAGACGGACATCAATTCTTGGAACAATTGGCGGTACGTTCTTGCCATTGGTATCTATCCGGCTTGCATCTGGCCGTGGTGGTGCTGTTGTTCTACCATCAAGGGTTCAAGTGCTTCCAACTAGTAGCCAAAACTATGAAGTTGCCTTGGTCAAGAATGGCACACTGACAGGGGCATCTTGGGTTACTAGTTCGTCATCTAGTGTTCAATATGATGTAAGTGCCACGGCTATTGCTTTGCCAGCAGCCAGCCGTATTGTCCAAACTGACTATGTGACCTCTAGTGGAAGTGGTGGGACAAACCCACTTGTTGATCCATCTGGGTATAACTGGGACTTGCAGCTGGGTGAATCCTTGACCGGTGTTAGTGATATTTACACTGTAGCAATCCGAACAGTATCTGGCGCAACGACTGGCGATGCAGTTGGATCTCTAAGTTTCTGGGATCTGACGAACGGGACTTGACATGACCCCATCAGAAATCATTGAAATTGACGCCAAGAATAATGGCTACGGGCTAACTGCTCAAGAGCTAGAGAAAATGATCATTGACATGAACAGTCAAGGATGGCGTCCATTGCAAGATCAAGATGCTTTGTTTTTGTTTAAACCAATTGACGACAAAGGTACGGTTGAATTTAATATCTTGGTTGGCAAAGAAAGCACAGCAAAAACATCTTGCCTTAAATTTTTTAAGCTGCTTAAAAGAATTGGAGCAAACAAAGCAGTTTGTGAATATAAAAACCCTGAGCTTACAGACGTATTTAAAAGCTTGGGTTCATCATACAGTCCATCGTTTGGGAAAAAAAACGATGAACTCACCATGAAAGTGAGACTGTAATGGGATGGGGTAAGCCTTTTAGACGCGTTGAACGAGCAGTTATCAGACCAATTGGCCGTGTGGTTGAAAGTGGTCTAAATGCTGTTTTTAATACCGTTGACAGTATTATGTCCGACCCCAAGAAATTGGCGGCGGTTGCTGTTTCTATAGCTTTCCCAGGAGCAGCGCAATCTATTGGTAACGCTGTATTGCCTGCTTCAATGGCAGGATCAGCAACAGCTTCAATTATTGGCAATACTGTCCTTAATACTGTATCAAGCGGCGGCAAAGTTGAAGATGCATTTAAGAGTGCAATTATTCAATTCGGGGCACAAGAGTTAACAAACTCCTTAAAAACAGAATTTGCAGCAAATCAAGTAAATTCATATTTGGCAAATGTAGCTGCCAAAGCAACCACAGATGTAGCACTGGCAACAATTATGGGCAAAGACCCAGTTGCTGCACTATTGTTTAGTGGGGCAAAGGCTGCAACTGATTTAATTACAAACCAAGTTTTTGAATCAATCGGGATTAAAGATGACTATGACAAGCTGCCATCTGTAGCAAAAGATACTGTTACGGCTGCATTAACAGCAGCCATGACTGGCAAAGATATTGGTCAAGCATCAGCGTTTGCTATTGTAAACGGTGGAATTAACACTCTGCGTAAGGGCATTGCCTTGCAAACGCAAGCGCAAAAAACTGGCAGAGATCTATTTTCTTTGCCAGAACTAGAGCAAAAATTAAGTTTGAGTGGGCTGACAGAAAGTTCAATCCCGGCTTTCATTGAAGGCTTGAATGAAGCCGAAGATATTTTTCAAAATACAGTACCTGTTAATTTTGAAGAAACGCTTGCTAAAAACAGCAGCTTATTGTCATTTGGCGACAAAGATGTATCAGAAGATGAAATACTCTCAATTGCGGCTGCAGCCATACATAAAGACAAGTATGGCGAAGATACGTCTGTAATTTTCAATCGTCCCGATAAGCCTTATGGTGGGATGATGTATGGAAACGATCCGGAATACTATAAACTCAAACGTGATATTCCAGCCATTAAAGAAGGATGGGAGTCTGGAAGTCAAAAAGAATATTTTGAAAGAAGGTTCAATCAATCAAATAATCCAAACGTAAGTGAAGCGTTCGATTATTTTGCTGATTGGACAAGAGGTTTAAGTGATAGAGATAGACAAATAGCGTTTGGCTATATTGCTGGCGATGATGGAATTATTGATACAAGAGAGGTACAAAGAGCAAAAGAAATAATCCCGATTATTTCTGAATATCGACTGGCTGATTTAGGTCAAGATGATATGTATGGCCCCCTACTTCAGGTAAGGGATTTTGTGGGGCAGGGATTTTATTCGCCGTTACAACCGCCAACAGAACCTGTTCCTGCACCTGCTCCGGAAGTTATTGTTATTCCTGACGAGTCTGGTAATCAGTTAGTCATTGACCAGAATGGCACTGTGGTGGATATTATTCCTCCAGCAGAACCTGTTCCAGAGTCAACTCCTGAATTTATCCCTGCTCCAGAACCAATTCCAGAGCCAGCGCCTATTCCAACACCAGTTGAAGAGCCTAAGCCTGTTGAGCCAGCACCTGTTCTACCAGAAGCTATTGCTCCATTAGAACCGCAAGCTCCAACAGATCAAATTCCTGAAGTTATAACGCTGCCACCTGATGAGGATGGCAATCAATTGGTCATAGACCAAAATGGCAACATAGTAGACATCATTCCACCAGCAGAACCGAATGTTGTTGAACCTGTTCCGGTTGAGCCTGTTGAACCTCCGGTGACTGAACCAGTTACAGAACCAGTTCCAGAAGTTATTACGCTCCCCCCGGACGAAAACGGCAATCAATATGTAATAGATACTGATGGCAATGTGGTTGACATTATTCCCCCATCAGAGCCGGAACAGCCAGAGCCGACTACGCCGCCGTTCCAAGGCCCGATGGGGCCGATGACTGAAGATCAGATCAAACGGTACAACGATGAGTTTGCGAAGTACCTAGATTATCTGCAGGCTGGTCAGCCATTGCCCCCGGAGTACGGGGTTCAGGATCTTGGTATTACCCCTGAGAACTGGGAATCTTTCAATGAGAACCTGCTCACGATGCAGCAGGAAGGGAAGTTGCCGACTCAATGGAAGCCTGGAGCAGATGGATCGTTTACTTTTACATCCGATGACGGCAGCACTTTGACCATTGATGATTCAGGAAACATCCTTGGCTATACAGAAGCGCCGATTGGAAATCTGCCGGGAGAAGTTCCAGCAGGTGGTGGCACAACAACGGGGGGCGGTAAGTTGCCAACTGGGGGTGGCGGGACACCTACAGGAGGCGGCAAACCTACTGGCGGCACAGGCTCAACTCAGGCACAATCTGGATTAGGACTCCTGTCTATGTTGCCAATTTTGGCAACACAGCAGCCGTCTGAGCAGGTAAAACCGTTTTACTCCCCAACGGTTCAGTATGTAGACGTAGAGGATCCGTTTCAAATTGTTGGCCTGGGCAACAACCAAAACACTAAGACAACGAATATGGCTAGTGGTGGGTATTTGGATGAGCTACTGGCTCAGTTTGAAAGAAGGAATTGAAAATGGCGCTTGATGATTACCCGATGACTAGTCTGGAAGATCAATTTATATTTGATCAGCCAGTCATGATGGAAAGCGGTGTTACTAATTACTCCGATTGGGACACTGGTATTGACACAACTGGCGGGTACACAGACATTGTTGATAATCCAACGGACACTACAAGTGGCGAAGGATTTACAACGCCAATTGAAATTTTCAATCCTGCAACAAAACCCGGTGAACCTGGGTATAACTGGAAGTACTACACGGACGGTACTTCAATCTCTCCAAAAGGCGAGTACTTTTACAAGGGTCAAAAAATCTATGACCCTGCAAATCCAAGCGGTGGCATTTGGGGATCGATGTCAAAGGTTCTTGGCCCTCAGTTGTCTAAGGGACTAAAGTCTTTGTTTGTAAAAGAAGACGGCTCCATTAATCTTGGTGGTATTGGCGCTGTTGGTGCTGGCCTGTACTCGCTTTTGAATAGTAAAGACTCCGGCCCAACTGGTTATACAAAGCCAGTCCCGGCAATGTCTGCATATCGTGAAGTTATCGATCAGCCTATCCGTCCCACTGGTGCTCCGGCCATGGGGCGTCGGTACTTCACTGATGTTCAATATTTCC